TCCATTCGTGGCTTATGACCTTATGAGAGATGAAGAATGGATTGAAGCACATAAATATGCAACACCAGAAAACCTTTATAAAGGCGAAATCGGTGAACTTGCAGGTGTTCGTTTTGTAGAAAGCACAGAGGCAAAGGTATGGAATGGTGCAGGTTGCCCAGCAGGTCTTGCTGTATTTGGTTGCTTATTCATGGGTGATGGTGCTTATGGTGTAACTGAAATCACAGGCGGTGGTCTTGAAACTATCGTTAAGCAGAAAGGCTCTGCAGGTACAGCAGACCCACTTGACCAGAGAAGTTCAGTAGGTTGGAAAGCAATCAGAACAGCAGAACTTCTTATCCCTAACTACCTTGTTAGAGTTGAATGTTGTTCAGAATTCTCTGCTTCAACAGCAGCTTCTATGGGTGAAGCAACATCTAACTAAATTAATAAGGGTGGAGAGGTAAAACTCTCCATCCAATAATTCAGGAGGATTAACATGGCTAAAGAAGCAAAAACAGAAAGTGCAGAAAAAATGGTTACAATCTTTATTCCGAGAGATAAAGACTCAAAAGAAGCAAGTATGTTCGTATCGGTCAATGACAGAACATTCTATGTGCCTATCGGAAAGAAAGTGGAAGTGCCAGAATGTGTTGCGAATGTTATCAATACTTCACAGGAAGCACAAGAAGAGATTTACCAAAGAAGTCTTGCACAAGGAAACGAATAATATTAGGAAGGGAAGACATTAGGTGTTTTCCCTTTTCTTAAATAAAGGGGGATGCCCAATGACGATAATCGAAGCAATAGGTATGATAGATACCTTAAAACCAAATACATATACACAGGATGAAAAGATTAAGTGGCTCTCTAATTTAGATATGAGCATTAAGAAAGAAATAATTGATACACATGAAGGTGGCGAAGAGATAGAATTCAACGGATATGATGTAAATACACCACTTGATACAGAACTCCTTGCAGAAGCACCTTACGATGAGATGTATGTCTTCTGCCTTGAATCACAGATAGATTATGCAAACGGAGAGTATGGCAAGTACAACAACAGTATTACAGCATTTAACTCTGCTCTTTCCAATTTCCGTAACTATTACAATCGAAAACATATGCCTTTAACACAAGGCTTTAAATATTTTTAAGGGGGTTTAAGTATGTTTAAACCAACCTTAACAGAACTACCAACATCAAGGGATGTTATAGATGTCTTCGGTGGCTATAACCATAACTTGAGAATAGGTAACGGAGAATTCTACGATATGCAGAATCTCACATCAGCATATTATCCATTACTTGCACCAAGAAAGCAAAGAGGAACATATTCAACACCTAATGATAATCCTCGTAGCCTTATAGAGAAGGATGCTCTCTGCTATGTATTCAAGAGAGGCACAAACCTCTTCTTTGTAATGAATGAGCATGAATATGATTTAGGTATGACACCAATTGATGCAGATGAAGAGAGAAAGCTTGTATCAATGGGTGCTTATGTGATTATATTCCCAGATAGACTCTACATTAATACAAAAGATACATCAGACAAGGGTAATATTGATGCAGAATTCACTACATCTGGCACAGTAACCTTTGAATTATGCGATGTGGATGGTAATTCCTATGTAGTGAATCAAACATCTGTAGATGAGCCATCATCACCTACAGATAAAATGATATGGCTTGACAAATCTACAACACCTGCTTCATTGAAACAATTCTCTGAAACAAGTGGCATGTGGGTAAGCATTGCAACAGTATATGTAAAGATATCTGCAACAAATTTAGGTGCTGCTTTTGAGCAATACGATGGTGTAAAGATATCTGGTGTTTCTGCAGATATATCTTCAGATTTAAACACTACAGCGGTTGTATGGGCGAAGGATAATAACTCTATAACTGTTGTAGGTATTCTTAACGAGGTTTCTTTAACACAAGATACAGCAATCAAAGTTTCTCGCAAGATGCCAGAGATGGATTTTGTTATAGAGAGCAACAACAGGCTTTGGGGATGCAGATATGGTCTTCAAGGTAATGACGTAGTCAACGAATTATATGCATGTAAGCAAGGTGATTTTAAGAATTGGAATTGCTTTATGGGTATATCAACAGACTCTTATGCGGTTTCTCTCGGTACAGATGGTCAATTCACAGGTGCTATTACCTATTTAGGCTATCCTACATTCTTTAAAGAGAATTGTTGCCATGTAGTGTACGGAAATATGCCAAGAGAATACCAAGTACAAGACACAGCACTTCGTGGAGTGCAAAAAGGTAGCGAGAAAAGTCTTGCTATGGTAAATGAAGTGCTCTATTACAAGTCAAGAACAGGTGTCTGTGCCTACAATGGTGCTTTACCTACAGAGATTTCCTCTGCATTAGGTGAAAAAACATACTCAAATGCTGTTGCATGTGCTTATAAGAACAAGTATTTCATCAGTATGTTGGATAAATCCACAAATACCTACAGTTTCTTTGTGTATGATGTAGAAAAAGGCATGTGGCACAAGGAAGATGACCTTAAAGCAGAGTGCTTCTGTGCTGTAGATGATGAGGTTTACTACATTTCACAAGGCTCAATAAGAACTTTATTCGGTAGTGGCACAAAAGATACAGATAAAATCAAGTGGATGGCTGAAACAGGAGATTTAGGTGTGAATGCACCAGACAAGAAGTACATTTCTAAACTCTCTGTAAGGCTTTCTATGGACATTGGCACAAGGGTATACATTTATATTAAGTATGACTCATCAGGCGGATGGGAAAGAATCTGTGCTCTTACAGGCACTACTCTTCGCTCATTCACATTACCAATCAAACCAAAGAGATGTGACCATCTTAAACTTAAGTTTGAGGGTGAAGGGGATGCGAAGATATATGCAATAAGCAAAACTGTAGAGTTAGGAAGTGATGTTTAATGACAGAGATTAGACTTCCTCATATAACAGGTGTAACAGAGAAAGAACAATTGGTGCAGATTAAGAACTATCTGTACCAATTGACAGGACAGTTGAATTTCGCTTTAAAGGCGGTAAATAGCGAGGGTAATTATAACCCACAGATTATATCTCATGATGATTCAGAAGGCTTACAACAGGTCACAGAGATAGAAGAAAAGCTTAAAAACTTCATTGAACTTAAGAATCTTATAATTAAGTCAGCAGATGTTATAGAATTCTTTGAAGATATCGTTACAAGAGAACTTGAAGGCAATTATGTTGCGAAAAGTGATTTCGGTATCTTCCAAGAACAAACATCAAACAAATTTGTAGAAACATCAGAGAATGTGACCAATTACTATGAATCTACAAAGGAAATAATCGCAAACAAGTTTGAACTTCGTAAAGATAACTGTTATATCAAGACAGGTTGGCTTGACGATGATAACACAGTAGCAGGTTTTGAAGTTGGTCAGTATACAGAATATGTTGAAACAGATACATCTGGCAATGTGATTACAAAATACAATGATACAGGCTTTGCTCATTTCACCACAGAAGAGATTGCTTTCTTCGATAAGAACAGAGTTAAACTTGCATGGTTTAGTAAATCTGTAATGCATATAGCAAATGCTCAAATAGAAGATACATTGGCTCTTGGTGGATATGTTATAGAAGACACAGAAACCAATGGCATTGTATTCAAGTGGAAGGGAAGGTGATAACTTATGGCATCAAGCGGAAGTATAAATACAAGTAGTTATGAAGGCAGATACCTTCAGTTATCATGGACACAAACAAAAGATGTGGCTAACAACAGGTCTACAATAAAGTGGACACTTTCCTCTATAGGCGGAACAGAAGTTTATTACAGCACAGGTGCTACCACAGTTAAGATAAACGGAACACAAGTTTACTACAAGGATAGAATGGATTGGACAACTTATGCATTCCCTGCAGCAAAGGGTAGTGTAAGTGGTACAACAACAATTAACCATGCGAGTGATGGTACAGGCTCTATTAAAGTAGAACTTTCAACAGCAATTTGGTATTACGCCATTGATTCGTATTCTAAAACATGGACACTTGATACCATTCCAAGAGCATCAACACCTACACTTTCTGCTTCTTCGGTGAATATAGGCTCTGCGGTCACTATTAATACAAACAGAGCAAGTTCAGCTTTTACTCATACTATAAGATATGAATGGGCAGGTACATCAGGTACAATAGCCACAGGCGTTGGTAGTTCATACTCATGGACAATACCAACAAGTTTTGCAAGTAATATACCAAATGCAACGAGTGGCACATGTAAGGTGTATGTTGATACATATAATGGCTCTACAAAGATAGGAACTAAATCGGTAAATCTTACAGCAAAAGTTCCAGATGCAGATTGGACAAAACCATTGATAAATAGTGTGACTATATCACCTTCTGGAAATCCAGATTGGGTAGGCTCAAGGTATGTTCAATCTAAAACAAAGGCAAGGGTAGTAACAGGAACTACAGGTCAAGCAGGTGCAACGATTAAAACCTGTGAAGTGACAATTGATGGCACTAAATACACAGGAACTGATATAACATCAAATGCTATTCGTAATTCTGGTACAGTATCTGCGACAGTTAAGGTAACTGATAGCAGAGGATATACAAACAGCACAACAAAGAATATATCAGTAGAAGCATATAGTAAACCATACATTGCAAACCATTCTACACAAAACAAAATCATTTGTGCAAGGTGCAATGACAGCGGAACTCTTGTTTCTAATGGAACTCGCTTAAGGCTTATGTTGAGCAAAAAATGGTATGCATTATCAGGTAGTGTAAATACAGCTTTGGTGCAATACCAAATCAATTCAAATGGTTGGGTAACAGCATCTGCTCATACAACAAATGCTCCTGATATAGCCTTGACAGTTACTAATATTACTCTTGATTTAAAACAAACATACAAGGTAAGCATTAAGATAACAGATAAATTCGAAGAAACAGATACCTATCAGTACGATATACCCACAGAAGAAGTTACATTCCATCTTAAAGAAGGTGGCGGTGGTGCTGCTTTCGGTAAGTATGCTGAAGAAGAAGATATGCTTGATATTGCTTGGAAGATAAAAAACAATTCTGTTCCCACTCTTTTAGGTGGTTTAGGAAGTACGATTCCAAGCAATTCAAATCTAAATTCTGTAAATTTTTTAGTGCCTGGCAACTATGTCTGTGCTTTGAATGGTACAGCAAAAACATTAACTAACTCACCTACATCTTACGCTTTTAAAATGTGTGTGTATAACTGTTTAGATACTTTTCAGGATGCATATAATGGGGATTGGATGTATATGGTGAGGGAAATAACTAACCTTGATGGTACAAGTTGGATTCAATTTGTTCGTAGAGAAGGTGGAAATTGGAATTATGGTAATTGGCGAATAATTCTTGATTCTGATAATTGCCCTGATTATGTAATCGAGCAAGGTACTGTGGATGGTTGGGAATACACTAAATGGAAAAATGGAAAAATGGAATTGTTTAGTGCTAAAAGTTTAAGTTTCCCTGCAAGTGAAAAGCAAACAGATTATTTGTGGCGTTCCATTGTTTCATTAGATTTAAGCAAATATCTTACAAAGATAATGTCAGGCACTTGTTGTATTCAAACTAATGGTATGATTCCACAGGTTTGTAGGCACAGTACAAATCTTACAACAGCAGAAATAGTAAT